GTTCATGGAATTGATTATCCTGAAAGTACACTACCAATAACTGGTGAACAATACTACAACGAAACCTACGGAGGAGGTGAGCAATGAACATCAGGGTTAAACACAGAAACACAGAGATAGAACTTGTAGACATTAAGACCATCAATCACAATCTTGATATCATCAGTTTAATCAAAGCCATTTCACAACAGATTCAAGAAATAATCAAGGCAGAAAATGAAAACACCAATTGACCGCTTGGTTGAACACCTACGCACGGAGTTCCCCGATTTGGATATCAGCCCACACCTGATCTTCAATTTCAAACAACTGGAGAAGATGGAACAACAACTCGCATACAATGCCGGGTTTGCATATGCAAAGAAAATGTACTGTGAAAAATCTAACTGATAAACAAGCACTATGTTGGGCAATCGCAATCCTTCGTGATGATATGCGTTGCACCTGGAGACAGATTGCCCAGCGAATGCAATTCAGCGAATGCAAAGTGCGTCACCTTTACACCCAAACAAAACCCCTATGAATGTTACCAAAGAACTTGTGAGACAATTGCTTGAGCAATATCCACAAACAAGAGACAACGACAACCTTTTGATGTCAATGATTTGGCGTAAAGAATCCAATTTGTTTAACTTCTTCCATCGTTTAGAATCAGGTAAGTTAACACCAGCGGAAACCATCCGCAGATGCCGTCAACGGTTGCAGTTAGATGATCCCGAATTGAGAGGTGCGACCTATGAGCTTCGACAAAAACATCAAGCAAAAGTGAAAAAAGAATTGGGATATGATGTGTGATTGATTATCTTTGTAAGGTTAAGTGAGATGTCAGATATCTCGATACTTTAACCACTTTTACCCCGTTGAATTTATTGCAATCTGACTGCGATATTTTTGATGGGGTTTTTTTATTTATGAAATTTGAAACAAAAACACGAATTGAATCGAAATGGGTAGTGATTAAAATCTACCGAAATGGTGAGTATTATTTTACTTATGATTTCCTAATTGAAAACGCCAAAATGATGTTGGATGAACACCTACCAACAAAACGATGGGCAACGACAAACAACCTGATTGAAATACGCAATTCAATCGAACAACAAATTAATCTTAATTAGTATGAGCAAAGATCCGGCATTCTTATTTTACTCATCGGATTTCTTGACTGGTACTTTGCTGATGTCAATGGAACAAAAAGGCAAGTTTATCACTTTGCTTTGCATCCAGCATCAAAAAGGGCATATGATAGAAAAAGATATGTTGCAGATATGTGGAACATATGATGAAGATATATTTAGCAAATTCAAGAAAGACAATGATGGCAAGTTCTACAACGAGAGATTGAAAGAGGAGATTGAAAAGAGAAAGGCTTATTCGGAATCAAGAAGGAATAATCGTAAAAAGAAAGAAGATATGATTGACATATCTAAAACATATGTTCAACATATGGAAAATGAAAATGAAAATGAAAATGTAATTAAAAATAAAAAGGTAACATCATTTCAAAAACCAACCATTGAACAAGTAGAGGAGTATATGAAAGAAAGAGGAATGAGCAACTATGCAAGTCGTTTCCACAACTTTTATGAATCAAAGGGATGGATGGTAGGTAAAAACAAAATGAAGGACTGGAAGGCAGCGGTGAGGAATTGGGAAGATGATAAAAAAATTGCACCAAAAACAGAAACCCCAGTATTAAAAGTAATTAATTTGTCAGATTATGAATGAGCAATTAGAAGATTACATTTTGGGACAACTGTTGTTTTATGAACAAACAAGGGTGTTGTTACCAAGAATGAAAGCCGATTGGTTTGAATTACCACTGCATCGCAAAGTGATTAAGCGTATGCAAGAGAAGTACTTTGATAATGAACCAATAGATTACATGAGTTTAACCGATGGATACGCCAAAGCGGATCGAATGCAAGTCATTATGATTGGACAAAATGTGTCCAATGTGGCAAATTTGAGCGAGTATCTTCCGAGGTTAGAACAAAAGTTTTTACATAAACAATTTGTGGAACAACTGGGTAAGATTGATTTGACCAAAAGTTTAAAGGAGTTATTGGATTACACACAAACTGCAATAGACAACACAAGGTTCACAAGCATACACGATCCAGTTTCAATACATAAGGTGAGTGCAAAAGCATTGGACAACATAAGCGAAGCCATAAGCCGTGGCGAAGCAATCACGGGGAAAAGAACGGGGTGGACATTGCTTGATAAAATGTTGGGAGGTTGGAATGCCGGTGATTTGATTGTTATGGCAGCGAGACCAGGTATGGGTAAAACTGCACTTGCATTGTCGTTGATTTATGATTTTGGGAAGTTAGGTGGTAAGGGTTTAATTATCAGTTTGGAAATGAGTGCAGAGCAATTGGCTAAAAGATATTTCTCATTGATCACAGACATTGTAAACTGGAAGATTCGCAATGCGACATTGAAAGAAAATGAGCTTGTTTATTTATGTGATTCTGTAAACAGAAGTCAAGTGGAATTCTTTGTGGATGAAGAACCAAACGCATCTATTCAGCAAGTAAAAGCCAAAGCCAAAACGCATAAAGCGAAGTATGGTTTGGACTTACTTGTGATTGACTACATCCAGTTAATGAAAGGTAGTAAGCAAAACAGAGAGCAAGAGATTGCTGAAATCTCAAGGGGTTTGAAATTGTTAGCAAAGGAATTGCAGATCACTGTGATTGTGTTGGCTCAGTTATCACGAAAGCCTGAAGACAGAGCAGACAAAAGACCGATGTTATCCGACATTCGAGAGAGTGGAAGTATTGAACAAGATGCCGATGTTGTTATGTTTCCTTTCCGACCAGCCAAATACGAAAGTGTACAACCGGAAATTGAAGATGCCGAATTGATTATCTCTAAAAATAGGCACGGGGAATGTGGTATAATTTTAACCAATTATATTGGCAATAGAACAATGTACAAGGAACGCATATGAGAAAGTATTGGACAAAGGAAGAAGCTGAAGAATTACAACGGTTATATCCAACAACCACTGGGAAAGATTTGGCTTTGCGTTTTGGATGTAATGTCCAGCAGATTTACAACCGTGCAAACAAAATGGGATTACATAAAGATCTTGATTTTTTGCATCAATACTATCGTGAAAACTTCAAAGGACACAAAGCCACTCAATTCAAAAAAGGAATGAAATCCTGGAATAAAGGTCAAAAAGGATTACAGATCGGAGGAGTTGAAACACAATTCAAAAAGGGTAGATTGCCACACAACACCAAGCCGATTGGATTCCGTTCATATCGTGATGGGTACTTGGTGGAAAGAGTTGAGAAAGGATTTGAATTTGTTCACAAACTAATTTGGAAACAACATCACGGAGAAATACCAATGGGAATGTTTGTGGTATTCAAAGACCGAAACAAGAACAACATTTGTATTGAAAACTTGGAAATCATTGACCGAGTGGAACACATCCGGAGAAATCACATCCAAAATCTACCACCAGAATTGAAGGAAGTAGTACATATTAAAAAATCAATCACACGAAAAATTAATCAAATAGAAAAAAATGGCACGAAATAAAATCAATGATCTCCGTGATCACCTTTTTGAAACCCTGGAACGCCTGAAAGATGGTGACATTGACATCGCAACTGCAAAAGCAATGGCAGATGTTGGACAAGTAATTATCAATTCAGCAAAGATTGAAATTGATTTCATTAAAGCAACTGGATCAACCAAGGATTCAGGATTCATTCGGTTAGGCGATGGCAATGAAAAGTTGATATGAAGATAATTGATAGACGCAGAGACGAACAACTTGGAACAAAAGCAAAAGGATTGCCAATGTACAAAGAGTTCATACAACTCGTTGAAAAGGACAAGAGGGTACAATCATACTACAATATGAAAGATATGCTCTTAGATGCGTTCAAATGGGATAAAACGCCACAAGGTCACGACTACTGGCAATCGGTCTATGATTCAATCGTTATTGCAGACCATCCGAAATGTCCCCAGTGCAATACAATCGGCAAGGTAAAATTGCTCAAGACCTTAGACAAGCACAAGTGTAACAAATGCAAAATCACATTCTAATGATCAGCCACTATCAAGAAGTACACAACCTAAAGCAAGAAATTCGCAGATTGCGATTGCAGATTACAGAGATAACCGTCAAGCACGACAAAGAGTTGAAACGATTGAAAGAAGAAATCATTCAACCCAAGTGCGATTTGAATAGCATTGATGCTGACTGGACAGATGCGATGAGAGTTTGTTGTCAAGCCTACGATGTCACACCTGATCTTGTGATTTCATCGTTGAGAAAACAATCGGTTGTCTATGCCCGTCATATGTTTTCCTTCCTTTGCCGTAAGCATTTGAAGATGACATTTAGTTCAATTGGCTATATATTGGGGAGAGACCATTCAAGCGTGATGAATGCCATCAATGTGTTTGACAATCTAATTACACACGACAAAACCACACGACAGACATATGAAACATCCGTTCAGTTATTGGGTGATTACTTGCACCAAAGGTCTCTCGTCATCGATTCACATCTTGTATGAGGAGGATCAGGTGATAAGATGTCAAAAAAAATACGAAAAAGATGGTTATATTTGCATTATTGAAAAGAAAAATTGAATAAAGCCGACATCATATTGGAACTATCCAAAGCCGATTGGTTGAGGAAAGCAACCAAGAACATTGCAAAAAACAATGAGTTGGCAAGGGAGTTATATCAATTTTACTTTTTGACTATCCTTGAGAAACCTGATGAACAAATCGAGAAAATATACAGAGACGGATACATCCAGTTTTGGTCAATCCGTCTTTTATACCTTTGTATCAACGGCAACCGGCATCCCTTTGGCGAATCAAGAATATATGATCAACACGATGTTTACGAGCTTGACTTCGCTGAAGAGATTGACTTATTGGATGAGAGAGAGCAAACGGAAGGAATTGAACTTGAACGAATCAACAAAATAAACCAAGTGACAGAATCAGCATATTTTTATGAAAGGGAGTTATTCAAACTATGGTGTTCAGGAATGTCAGCAAGGGCAATCCATAGAAAGACCGACATCTCCGTTCGTGAAGTGTTGCGAGTAATTAAACTAATGAAAGAAAGATGCATACAGAAATAATTGGAATTGCTTGTTTGGCAATCATCATCGTAAACTTTGGCAAACCAGCCGATCTATTAAAACGCTATCTCTACGGAAGTGATTATTCAAAATGGAAGCGAATGAAACCCCTTGACTGTGCGTTTTGCTTGTCTTGGTGGTTGGGTTTGTCCTTTTTCCTATACACCTACGGTTGGGTGGGAATACTTTACGCATCCATCGCAACTGTGATTGTCGCACTATTAGAAACTAAACTATGAGCAATATTGAATTCATACTATCACTACAACCGTTGTACGACAATTGGAAGAAAACACAAGTATTCGCACCATCACCTGAACAAGGCGCAATCCTAAACAATGTTCACCGTGAAATCTTCGGAAGGAACTTGCCTAATTGCAGTACTTGTGTAACCGAAGCATTGCACTCACTTTTGATATGGGCAAACCAACAACAAGAAGCCATCACCAAAGCACAACTTGCCGATGATGAGCAAAAACCAAAGAGAAGGAGAAAGAATGAGCAATGAAGAAACACACAATGACATACCTAAACCATTTTGGATATGACATAAGTGACTTCATCCCTTGTGAGGTGTGTGGAAAAACGGCAATTGACATCCATCACCTTGAGGCGAGAGGTTTAGGGGGAAGCAAGGAAGCGGACAACATTGAAAACCTGATGGCATTATGTCGTGAGGATCACATCAAGTTTGGAGATAAGAAACAATACAAGGAGTGGTTGAAATCGATTCACGAACAAAGATTGTCAATGGTAAAATAAATTCGGGATAAATTCGGGAATATGGCAATACAAGAGAAGCAACCACACGGAGGGAGTTTGACAAGACCGGAGAAAGGAGAAGTCCTAAATCCGCACGGCAGACCAAAGAAGTTGATCACCCAATTGAAAGAAATTGGATATCAAAAAAGCCAAGTTGAGGATACCGTCAATACAATGCTCACGATGTCACGCAAAGACCTTGAGAAGATAGACAAGGGTGATGAGTTCACTATACTGGAGAGAATCATTGCCGGTGCATTATTGAAATCGCACGACAAAAACTCCTTGTTCAACTTGGAGATGTTGTTAACACGATCACAAGGCAAACCAAAAGAAACAATCGACCAAACGATAGAAAGCAAAAATTTCACAATAACTTTGAATTTAGATGAGAGCAAGTTGGAGAGGTGATGACAAACTCCCACCACAAGATGAAGACATCCAGGTCGTTTACACTACGGATGCGAGAATAACTTTGGCAAGGTACTTTGATGACCTTTGGGTTGATGAGTACACCAATGCAATTATTGATGTGGCATATTGGATGCCTATCCCAGTAACCCCGAACGAATGACATCACAAGACAAGGCACAAGAAATCAAAGAATCATTCAACAACTCGTTGACGGTTAAGGATTGCTCATTGGTTGCAGTTGACCAAATCATTGAGGCGTTGTCTCATAACTCGTGGCAGAATCGCAATGAGTTGATGTTCTATTTGGAGGTCAAAGAAATACTGCAAGAACTATGAGAGTAATTCAGTCGGGACATCTTGGTGATATGATCTATTCACTCACGGCAACCAAGCGAGTTGCAGAGTTGCACTGTGCAGTAGATTTCCACATCGGATTCCGTGAGCAGAATACTGTTTCCGGTCATCCAAGCGGTGGATACTGTATGAACTTAAACTCATACGAATATATCAAACCATTACTTGAGCATCAATCCTACATAAGAAAGGTTGAGATGCACTCGCACATTGATATGGGCTATGACTTTGACAAGTTTAGGCGATACGGATTAAATCTCGCTGCTGGTGATTTGAGACGGAATCACTTCCTTGTCTATCCTGAATTGATAACAGACCTTCACGAACCTTGCATTGAAGCGAGTGAACCGATTCCATACTTTGCGGATAAGATTCTCTTGAACTTCTCTGCTCGTTATCGGAATCACGACATCAACTATTTCCCACTCAAGGAACACAAGTGCGTCTTCTTTGGGTACGAATCCGAATACATCGCATTTACAGAAAGATGGCAATTGGATTGTGAACTCTTGAAATGTCAGGATGCATTGATGTTGGCAACCATTGTCGGCAGTTGTAAGGCATTCATTGGGAATCAGTCAAGCACCTACGCAATTGCAGAGCAGATGAAGGTAAAACGATTGCTTGAGGTATGCGTTCACTCACCAAATGTTATCCCCGTAAACAATGGCTTTGATTATGTAACGAATCAAGGCTTTAACTTCTTACTTAATACCCTATGAAACTTTTAATACTAACAGACGGAATCAATGGTGTGGTTTACCATCGCATTTATGCACCACATTTGAGAATGCAGATAAACGGAGAAGCGGTGGTTGATGTGTGCCAATCACAAGCCGAATGGATGATGGTTGACCTTGCACCCTACGATGTGATTGTGTTCTCAAGATGGCTCGGCAAAAACCAGTACGATGTCTTGAAACGCATCACCGATGCCGGGAAGCCTTATGTGATTGATGTGGATGACTATTGGGTACTCCCAAAATACAACCCAGCATATTGGGCATATCGAAAAGGAATCAAGAACTCCATCAAAGATGCCATCAACTATGCGGATGCGGTATTCTGCACCACTCAAAAACTCGCCAATGAAGTGAGGACAATCAATGAGAATGTCTACATTGTGCCAAATTGTTTGGATACATCTCACAACCAATGGAAGCAACCAAAGGAGAAGAACGAGAGAGTGAAAATTGGATGGGTTGGTGGAATCACACACGAGGAGGATTTGAAGCTCATTGCTGACGACATCAATTCAATGGATGTGGATTTCTACATTTGCGGTTATACTCCGAGTGATCATTGGAACAACATCGTGAAACTGATTCCCAAAGCCAACATCGTTCAAGGCACATCTGTATTTGAGTACGGTGAGGTATACAAGCATTTTGATTTTGTACTTGCACCCCTTCAGGACAACCACTTCAACAACTGCAAATCGGAGTTGAAGATTGTGGAAGCCGCTGCCTATTCTATCCCTATTATCTGTTCGGCAGTTTACCCATACTTATACCATACGGGAAATGATGGTGTGATCTTTGCAACCCAAAACAATTGGAAAGCATCCATTGAGAAACTGATTGATGCTGGTCATTCGGTGAGACAATCAATGGGCGAATCAAATCGCATCTATTGTGAGACCTATCACAACCTTGAACTGCACAACCTAACACGATTAAGTGTTTATCAAAGTTTATGCAAATAACCTATCAAAGACCATATGTCACGAGTTACCAAAAAGACATCCTTGATTGTGATGCTCGTTTTACCATTACTGCTGCGAGTACAAAGACGGGCAAGACGGCATCTCACATCATATGGTTATTTGAACAAGCGTTAAAGTGCAAGGACAATCAATCTGTTTGGTGGGTTGCTCCGGTATACCAACAAGCGGAAATAGCATTCCGAAGGATGAAGTCACAAGTCACGGACAAGAACTTCTTCATCAGTAACGAAACCAAACTATTGTTGACGCTTCCAACTGGTGCAAGGATAGAATTCAAATCAGGGGAGAAGCCGGACAACTTGTATGGGGATGATGTGTATGCTGCGGTGATAGATGAGGCATCTCGTATGCGTGAGGAATCGTGGTATGCTATGCGTTCAACCCTAACTGCCACACAAGGCAAGTGCAAACTGATTGGGAATGTCAAAGGGAAAAAGAATTGGTTCTATAAGTTGGGCGAAAGAGCAAGAAGCGGTGAGAATGAATATAAGTATTTCAAGATCACGGCATATGATGCGGTCAAGGAAGGCATTCTCAAACTTGAGGAGGTTGAACAAGCCAAACGAGATCTCCCACTTCATGTCTTCAATGAGTTGTATTTAGCAGAACCAGCCGATGACAAGACAAACCCCTTCGGAATTGATGCAATCCACCGATGCGTAGCACCACTAAGCAACAAAGCACCAGTAGCATTTGGAATTGACCTTGCAAAATATACGGATTGGACAGTCATAACGGGATTAG